TAAGCGGCCTCCCATTTTGCTTGGTTTACTGCTGATGCTTTTTGTGTGTGGATACTTTTTCCTTCCATGGAAAATCCTGTTTGATTACTTGGTTTAATTTCTATCAATTCTGCTCTGTTCTTGCCTCGCTTGTCTGTGTACACAATAAAAAAGTCAGGCCAATACACAGTATTTTTTCCTGTGAGGGGATTTACATATGGTATTTTAATACTTTCAGATGCCCATTTTGATATGCTGGGATGGTTGTCACAGAATCTCATAAAGGCCGCTTCCCAACTTGACCTATATGTTGGTTTTTTGAGGCCAACATATTTGTCAGGATTTTTCACCTCGTATTTTCCTCTTGACCATGCCATGTTAATCTATGATGTTGCGTTTAGCAAAGTTGTCGGCTTTACGGTCTTGTTTAAATCCAATAAAAGATGTGTTTGCTCTGTTTGTATTCATTATTTCTGCAACAAGTTCTGTGAGTAAAGTTGGACTAGTATTTCTTAAAGCATCTAATACTTGTTGTGGATTTACGCCATCATTTTGTGCTTGTTTAAGAATACTAAATGTAATAGAGTCAGAAGCAGATTCTGTAAATCCATTTCCTCTAAAAAATCCTTTGACCGAATCATGATCTCCAACAGCAAACTCGTATGGCTTTGTATAGAAGCCATCAAAATATTGTACTGTGGCATCACTAGCACTTTTTTCTTTTACATTAGGTAAATTACTCAAAACATTTTGACTATTATTCGCTGTTCTTACTACTCTGTTCGGTGCTGGTGAATTTGCACTCTGTGGAGCCGCTGATGGAGTAACAGCAGAAGTTGTTGGTGCGTTGCCTGTTGTTGAACTTGGTCTATCGCTGTAAACTGCCATTAGTATGAACTCCCTGTGTTAGTAACTGTGGCACTAACATTCGTGGTTGTTGCTGTGCCTACAGTTGTATTTGATGTTGCTGTACTTAATTGTTTTAAAGTTTCTTTGTCGATAGTTTGGAAAGTTTTTACAGAATCTTTATCCAATCTAAGTTTTACAACACCGCTGTTTACTAAATTAGGAACCAGAGCCAAAGCCTGTGATGTGTAAACAGATTTTTCATCAGTGGTTAATCTATTCCATGCTGTTTTATTTGCATCTAAAGTTTTACTTGTTTCTGCTAGATATACTGTGTCTCTAGCAAGTCTATCAAGTGCTTCAGAATTTGAATTGTAGTATCTTGTTGCTTCGTCAGGTGTAAGCACAATAAAGCCATCGCCATCAACTGCATAGAGATTAGGTCTAGGTTGGAATGTTTGTCCGCTTACTACTGCATCTCTTGATATCGCATCAACTTTTTGTTTCCTTGTGCCTTTTGGAAAATTCATACCTGGTGCTGAACCTGATCCCATCATTGTAAATGCAGTATCTCTCAATATGTCTTTGCCTATACCGATTAATTCTTCTTTGTAACCTTTTTTGTAACTGTCGCGTTTTTTATATAAATTTATAGCCCCAAGGATCCCTCCAAATATATTTCCTGATGAAAAACTTTTGAATACACTTACACCACCCTGAATTAAACCACCTGGGCCAAATATTGATTCTGTGCCCCCACCTATTATGCTCAACGGAGAAGGTGATCGATCATAGTGTAATGATGTAAGTCCTTCTGGTTTGTCAGATGTCCTACTGACCCTACCTTGATTTATAAGCACACCATTATACGCTATTGTCATAGATTGTTCTGCTACACTTGCCGTTGCAGATTGATCCAAATCAGCATGACTGAAATTAGTAATTTTTGGTTCCATTAAGGACCATTCAATATAATTGCCTTTGTACAGTTGATAAATTTTTATAGTCTTAATTAAGTTGCCGCCAACTTCTGTATCCATTCCCCATCTGTGACTTTCACCTGTGCGTGAAAATCTACTTGGTCTATCGTATGCCGCTTCAGGGTATCTACCATCTGCAACATAATATTGATAATACATTGACCAAAATGCTGTAACAACATCTTTCATATCATCATGGAATGTCATGTTGATTGGTTGATATGTGATCCTTGTGTTGAAATATGTTTTCTTGTTGTACATATTTCTTTCTTCAACACCAAAATCATACTTAGGCAGTTGTACGTTTTTGACCAACATACCCAATTCTATTTGTGATGTATTTAAAAAGTTTGTTGCTTTGTGTCTTGGATTAAGTTCAAATACCACATGGTACATGAACGTAGATTTTGGCGCCAATGCAAAATTGTCGTCAATATAAAGTCGAGCCGCGTGTTGATAATCTTTGAAACTAGTATTTGGTAAAAGTTGTGATAGAAAATTGTTAAGAAAAGACCCCATAGGTCACCTCCTTAACCTGTTGCCGCTGTACCGATTGCTCTACTTACTTGTGTTCCTATGCCAGTACCTCGCGGTGTTTGTATTGCGTTGTCATATTTGACAGTCAATGTTATTAGAACCGGATCACTAGTAGCATAAGCCAAAGTGTTGTAATTAATGTTTTGAACGTAACATCCATACAACTCAAATGTTTCTAGAACGTTTGCTGTGTTGGCACCATTACCACCATCTAGTATTTCAATTCTAGATTGGAATTTGTAATCAATACCAGACGCCGCACTTGATTGTTCAAAGAAATCATATTGTTTCTGAATTTGCTCACCGCAAAGTTTAGACACAGAGTTGTTTACATCGTCACGTAAATTAATAGTAATAGGTTCCCAAGTGTGTTTACCAGCCATATACACTCTTGAGTTATAAACATCTAGTGTAATGTCATCAAATGAAACTGAAGGTCTAGTAACATCTTGAACTTGTTTTGTTATTTCTGAACGTGGTGTTGATACTCCAAAATTTTCAAGTACCAATCTAAAGCGATACTGAAGTTTTGGCATTAACAGGCCTTGATTCGATGCAGATTGATCTGACGCTAAAGGTACTGTAAATTTTGATAGTGTACTAATTGCCATTGTTGTCTCCTATTACTGTTTTATTTACCACGATCGAAGATTTTTTTAATCCGTACCCTTTAAAGGGCAAAGTAGTCAATAAAAAAAGTGCCTAAGATTTTGTATGTCCTAGGCACTTTAAAGTACTATAATTGTGCTATTTCGCCTGTGTTTTTGAGTCTTACTGGAATAAAGATAAACTCAACTGCTTTAACAGGTTCAATTGCTACGTCTACATATAATTCGTTACGATCTATTCTAGCCGCTGTGTTATTTGTTTCGTCACAAACAACAGCAAAGTCATATAAACCTCTTTGTGCCACTAGTTCTAACATGAACGACTCAACTGATTGTTTAAGTTCGTTTCTTGTTAATTGATCATTTGGTTCAAATATAAACGGTTTTGCAATTTTGTCTAATTGGTTTCTAACAAAGTTTACAAGTCTTGCTACGTTAATTCTGTCTAAGGCAGAACTTGCTTCTTGTCTTGTTTTTTGTCCAAATACTGAAAGTCCAACACCATTAATAAATGTTACTGGGTTGATTCTTGCAGTTGCACACGCATCTTTTAATGTGTTTGATGTACCAATAGTTTCAAATTCACCAGTTGTTGCGTTAATTGTACCAACGCCTGATGCATTATCAACTAAGCCACGTCTTGTACCTGCTGGTGCAAACCATGGAAATGCTACATCATCATTTAATGCTATAACCCTTAGTGCCATGTGTGACGGTGGAACAACCACGTTGTTTCCTGCTAAGTCACTTGTAAATCCTGATGGATAATAAACACCTGTGAATGAATTGTTAGAAGTCAATCCATCTTCACCGTTTGTAGCGGCAGAGTTTGAATTTAATCCATAAGCATTAATGGCAGTAGTAGTTGGTGCTAATCTGAATGGAGTATCACCTACAACAAATGCAGTAAATCCTCTATCTGAGTTTAATGTTTCCATCTCGTCAATAGTTTCTGGATATCCTGGACAAGCAATTACATTGAACTCTCTTTGTTCTTCACGTATTGCTGTGTTGGAAGTAATTGAACTTTGTAGTGATTTTACAACAACCTGTCTTTGTGCTTTTCTTCCCATATATGGTGAACCGTCTTCTTTGTTTCCTGACTGTGTTACCCAAGCATCTTTCTCTGTAGGTAGAGTTGGATAATCAGTTGTTGAAGCAAAGTTGGCTCTTGAGAACTTGCTCTTGACAAATTTCTTAACATTGTAACCTGAACGTCTAGTGTTAAACAACAACATACCTTTTGGATATATTGTAGGATCTGGAGCGTCTAGGTCTAAGTAGTTGTCTGTTAGTAGATCTTTAATAGTAGAGTTGATATCTTCAATTACATCTAAACTTGCACCAGTATGGTATCTTGCATCAGCAAATAATACACCATCACTTGATGTTTGATCAGTGTTATCAATCAATACAAATTTTTTGCCTTCAACTTGTGAATCATCAAATCTATAAATTTTTGGATAATTTTCTAAGTCGGAAGTGTCAATCCATAAATCACCACTTACTAGTATTGTGTTGTCTGACTGTGTTTCAGGCTCAGTAGCAGACAATATTGGTCCGTTTGGATCAGTATTTGCTAAGTTAAATCCTCTGATGTCAGTGCCACCGTTTTGATAACCAACAAAAGCAGAACCATTATGTACTAATATGTCTGCTTCTAAATTAGTGTCGTACCAAAGTGTTCCATCTTCTGGATCTTGTACTGGAGCAATAGTATTTGCTTCGTAACTTAGTTTTTCCCAACCAGATATTAAAACATCTGCCGCTGGGTTTGATCCGCTTGGTGCAACATATAGGTTGTCAGCAACATTTGAATTACCTGAAGTTGTAGTTCCTGCAAAAGTTGTAGTTTCATCTTCATTTAAGCCATATGCACTTGCAAAACTTGTTCCAAGTTTAGCATCGACAACAGGTGTACCTGTTACGTCTTTTAGTCTAATTTCACCACCCAATGAGTGTGAAATTGTAATTTTATCAGTTGTAGAATCATATGATGCAGACACATAGTTAAGGCCTGCCGCACTTACTGCCGCAACAAAATCATCACCGCCTGTACCACCCAGTGTTACTTCAACAGGAGAGTTTAATCTCTCTTGTCCTGGAACACTTTCTTGTATAGAAAATTTCTCTGAGTTAGTAAATGGTGTTGAACCTAATGCTACTGGTGATGTTGCACTTACTGTCAATCCATCTCCAACATTACGTTTAAACACATGATAATCAATTGCTTTACCAGTCACAACAGATGAGTCACCTTGATTTGCAACCTCTGTGTCTTCTGAACTGTTTACTTGTACATACAAGTCTGTGTTTAATAGTGTACTACCGCCACCTGACTTATCAAGATTAAAAATTGCTTGATGGTGTGTGTCATACACAGGCACAGTTTGTGATGTAAATGCACCAGTTGTGTCTGAATATAATTTAACTGCAAAGTCGGCTCCGTTGTTTACTGGGGTTGTTTGTATCCAAATTGATCCAGTTGGTCTTGGTGTAGATGAACTTGTTTCAAACAATGGTAAATCATATGACTCACCTACGTGACATTTAGGCACATAGTAAGTTCCTGTGTCTATACCAACATCTGCCAAAGGAGTTCCTGGAGTGGATGCCGCTAGTACAATCGAACCATCTGAAGTTGAGTCAGCGTTTCCGTCTGCTGTGTAGTTTCCGTATATTTCTAGTACACCGTCAACCACTGCTGATGAAACGCCTTGAATGTTTGCGTTGTTAATATCAGTAGCCATTGAAGCCATTGTTGTACCAGTTAATGATACTGAACTACCATTAATTGTAAATGTTTCATTTTGTGTCAATGTTACGTTTGTTTTTGTACCTTGGATAGTAGGATTTGATGTTACCCATGCTCCGTCACCTGACTCAGAGTTGGCAGAACCAACTTGTACCCAAGTGTTTGATCTTGTTTTGTAGTACAGTTTATTAGACGTATTTGACCGTGCCACAATAGCATAGTCACCTATTGATCCAAAACTTGTTTTTGGAACACCTGATGTTACCTCAGTTGTTGTTGGTAATTTTGGAGTTTTTACAGTGAACGTTTGCGTAGATTTGTTCCACTCTTTAATTCCAAATTTAGTGTTTGCTAAGTCTAACCAATATGTTCCACTTGCTGGTGTGCCTACTGGTCTAGATGATGTTCCACCTAATTCTCCTAAATCAACATCTGCTCTTACAACATATACTCTATTAGAAACACCTAATAGTGAGTATGCCGCAAATAGTCCATATTCATTTGTTTCTGCACCGTGTAACATATTACCTGATGAGTCAGAAGCAAAAGTTGGATTTCCAAATGTTGCTGTTAATTCTCTCTGTGAAGAGATTGCGTACACAGATCCAACAGTTGAACTTGTAGTTCCTGCCGCTGTTCCTGATCCTGTACCTGATGTTTTATTCTTGCTTGTAGCAACGAATATCATTGGCGTCATACCAAGGTTTGATACCGCATAAAAACTTTCGTCGATTACGCTAACCTCTACGCCTGGTCCGATTAGTGCCATATGCTTATTCCTCTTTTAAAGTTAAGTTGCAAGTATTTATAATTAATCGTCGTTTTTACCCAAATTATTTGCCCTTTAAAGGTGACGAATAAATATTAATATGTCTAATAGACCACTTTGTATTCAATGTAACGCACGGCCGGCGGCGTATAATTATAAAAAGGGCAACAAAGTCTACTACAGAAAAAGGTGTGACGTGTGTGTAAGAAAAAATGCAAAAAAGAAAACAAACGGTCTTGCAAATTGGCAAAAAGCAGGTTACAATAAAAAACAACAATGTGAATCATGTGGGTTTCAAGCACAACATGAAGTACAATTAGATGTGCATCACATAGACGGTAATCGTAATAATAACAGTTACAATAATTTAAAAACTTTATGTGCTAATTGTTTGAGATTAAGAAGTATAAGCAAGACAAAATCTAGTTGGCGTCAAGGACATTTGATACCAGATAATTTGTAGACTCTTCAAGTTCCTGCAATCCTTTATCATTATTAATAGTATAATCAAACTGACTGCCAGTCCATGCCCATTCTGAACTGTGTATGCCTAATTTTTGCATTGTCATTACAGCATTTTCATCGCCTATTGATGCTTCCATGCCTGTATTTGCCCATTCTGGCATATCACGTTTAACCCATATAACTTTACCGCCATACTCTTGTATAAGTTTAATTTCATTTGGGAATCTTACATCACTTACTACTACTTTACGATCGCCTACACGTCTTAGCAAAGATGCTACCCAAATATTGTTATGATATTTTCCTCTAAAAACTTCAGTTCCTATTACTTGTAGAGCCAGTCTTGGACTTACGGGCATTTCTAATTGTTCAGTCCACCATGTGTCTGGTGCTTCTCTCCATTCTCTACTGTCGGGTGTGTTACCCTCAAGCAGTTCTCTTGGCCATCCAAACACCGCCGATACTGCATCTTTTAATGATTTTGCAAAACTGTCTTGCTCATATCCGTGATTTTTAACTAGCATTTCTGCCACTGCGTTCTTGCCGCTACCAATATATCCACATAGTCCTATAAGCATAAAACTATTATAAAATTATATTATATAAAATGCAAGATTATTTTTAGCCAATCACAAATGACATAGGTTGCGAACCTTCTGTAAACATTTCTAACTGTCTATCAAGTTCAGCCATTTCGTTTGTTGCTTCGGCTTTGAGTGCATCGCCATTCAATGCTGTACCACCTTGTGGTCCTGCCACAGTTGCAAATTTTGATCTTGCTTCACCAAGCATAAATTTAGCACCTGCAAGAGTGTAATCTCTTAGCCAAGGTTTAGCATACACATCTTTTAGTAAAGATTCATCTGGTTTATGATTGTACAACCATAGTAACACAGTTTCTGCTGATCTTACACGTCTTACTATTTCTAATCTGCGATTTACTTCTTGATAATGAAAATTAATAAATCCACCAAACATTCTGCCAACAAGTTCTTGATATCCAGCAAAAGCGTCATATGTTGCTAGTCCACCTAATCTACCTGTTTGTAAAAGATATACGTTTGTGTAGGCAAGTTCAAATGGATCAAGGGCGGTACCTCCTTCGGAAGAACTTGCACCACCAACTGTACGTCTAAATATCTGTCTTACAGATACTACTTCATCAGGTAGTGTGTAAACATTTTGATTAGGTTGTAATTCTAAAAATCCATAAGATTCTTCAACAGCATTTTCAGATCTTTGTCTATACTTGTCTATTGCACGATCTAGAGCAATTTCATAGTGATTTGGGTCTAGTTCTACATCAACCATGCCATCGCCAAGCAGAGTTCTAACGTAATCAAATACTTTTTGTTTCTCTGTTTGTGCTGAAGTTATACTGTTTACTGCGTCAACCATACACATATTTATTGTAAACAGAGTCGCGACCCAACAATAAATACAAACAAGTTATGCCTAGATTGTCAATATTCAAGCCTGAAAAAGGCAACGATTACAGATTTCTTGATCGAAACATCTTTGAAATGTTTCAGGTTGGAGGTACTGATGCCTATATTCACAAGTATCTTGGCCC